GCTTCTTTGTGTATTAACCCTCACTGTACAAGGAGTAATCCATGCGTAATGTCATTAACTTGGACGTCAGTAATCCGTCTTACGCTAACAACGTAGGCTGGTTGCTCGAGAAGCTTCGCGACTCCACCCTTTGGGGTGGGTTCGACGACTTCACGTTCTTGCACCTTGTGGGCCAAACCACAATGGTAACCTTGTGCTATCCTTCTAGCTCTGGACGTGAGAACATCACGTTCTCTGTTCAGGGCGAGCTTGGTATGCGCCGTAAGGTGCTTACTCTGCTTCGTTATCTGGCCAACCAAGTCTTGGCTGACCAGGTGCTGAAGGGTATCATTTAGGTTGAGCGGAGACTGTTAGGTCTCTTCCTGTCTTTCGAGGTGGGCTATGCCTTCGTTCGTTAAAGAGTTTAAGTCCGTGCGTATCGGGACGGTGGGTCAATTGACCTCGGCCGATCTGTCTCTTGGTTCTCCTATCCCAACATATCGGGTAATACTCGACCGAGCTGGTGACATCACCAACTCTATCGTGTACCCCGGTTCTGTTCCGGGATGGAGGACCTTGATCAGGCGGAAGAAGTCGGCGACTTCGCCGTTCTCGGGCCACGTCCTTAGAATCAATAACGATCGATTTTTCGCCGGTACATTTCGCGCTGTTAAACCCAAAGGGGGTCTTAATGGCCGAGATGCATGGCAGAAAGCGGAATTCCGCGGGCAAAACTCTGGTTTCATAGGAGTTCCGACTTCACCGTCGGCCTTCTCTTATGCTGTCCATCTTCAGAAGGCTCATGCCTTAGCCAAACAGGACTACGCCAGCAAGGTTCTTTCTGCTCAACGAGCTTTTCAAAGTCTCGTTTTTGCAGGAGAGCTTCGCGAAGCGGTCCAGTTTGCTCGGAGGCCCTTCATGAAATTGCGCCAGGAAACGGGTGCGTTTTTGACGAAGACGGAAGCTACGTTGTTAAAAACGGAGCGCTCCATTCGACGTCGTAGGACGCAGCTCGGATCCCGCAGCGTCAGGAAGGAACTCGCAAGAGTTGCCTCTGAGAGCTGGCTCGAATGGTCTTTTGGGGCTCAACCCCTGATTTCGGATGCAGTGGACGCAGCGAAAGCTGCTTCACGCGTGCTTGAGTACTATCCTCCTAGTAAAGTTGTCACTGGGAGGGCTAGTGTCAGGTTCGCGTGTACCGCTGTAGGAGGTTCTTACAACTTCCTGCTTGGTACTGTGCATACGAATATCGTCGAGACCGCGGAGGCTGAAGTCAAGATCACGGGATGTGTATCCTGTGGTAGTGACTCCAACCGTGGCGACCTGACAGACCAATTCGGGGTCAACCTGAGTTCGGTCTTGCCAGCCGCATGGGAGTTAATCCCATATTCGTTCCTCATCGACTATTTCACCAATGTTGGTGATTGGTTGGAAGCATGCACTCTCAATAAAGCCTCAGTTCTTTGGTCCGAGACTGGCACCTCCATAACGATAAAGAGATCGTTGGAGGAAATCCAAAGCCAGAGAATCGGTAACCTAGGAACCGGCTGGAAATGGGATGTGTATGCTCCGTCGCTAAGGGCGGGAACGTCCGTCGAGCGGCGATTGTTCACGAGGTCCAATAGTTCAGAACAGTCACTCGTGCCTCCTTTGAGGTTCGAGTTTCCGTTTTCCACTAAAAAGTGGATGAACGTTGGTGCCCTTGTGGGTGCTCGCATTCGACACAGTGGGCTGTATCGTCTCTAAGGCGGTATGGCTTTGTTTCTTCCACACTACCAGAGGTACGACCATGCCATGGTCACCTGACAATTCCACCACCGGTGGAGCAATCACGGGGTTCACGTCTCCCACCTTCACTTTGGTGGACGACGTTCCCCTCGTGGCCAACGCGCGTCAAAAGACCGTGAGTGCGATCAGCACTCAAGGTACTGCGACCGCGAATTCGATCTCGCGCCCCTACACGGCGACGTTCTACAAGCCGGCGACGCTCGCGCGTCTTCCGGCCCCGAACCCGCTGACAGGGGCGCGTGGGTCGATCCCCAACAACCAGTACAAACTCGTCATCCGCAAGGGTGGCGAGGCTGCTGCTGGTGTGCCGTGCCAGGCTGTCGTTCGTGTCACGATCGACGTCCCGGCCGGCATGGACTCGTACGCACCGGACGACGTGAAGAGCATGGTCAGCTTTCTGGTCGGCCTCCTCAATGAGGAGTGCAATGACCTGGCTGACACGCTCATCACGGGCATTGTCTCGTAGCTTACGCTATGAGCAAAGTCCGTTTCCGTTGGAAACCCGCGTTGGCGGTCGTTCTGACTGCCCTCGCGGCCGGTGTCAGCTCGCCACTCTGGCTTGCTGACTTGCTGAGGTCGATTTCGGCGAATCTTCCCTGATTTGCCTCTAGGGCTTCGCCCTAGGTCGACCAGAGTCCCACTGTTGAGGATATTTTATGGCCATCGAGCCTGAAGTACTCCATCGCATGTTGATCGATGAGCTTTCTAGACAAGGGTCTTGCGACCCGAGTCCGGAAATGACATATCTGCAAGCTGCCCGCGTCTCTCTGAAAGAGTCATTTCTCAAGAAATTGAGGGTGTCTCAGACAGAAGAAGCGGACCAAGCGGCTCTGCAGAAGTTCCTACGCGTCAATCAAGACTGTAGGGACTGGTCACTGCCGATCCAGTATAACTGGAAGACCGAGATCCTCTTTAACACCCTAAAGCGAGTGTTAGAGAGCTTTTGGTTCGAAGGCGGGCAACCGCTGTGCGACCACCCCTATGACCTTCTGGCTAACGCCAGTTTTGGTCCTGGGGCTAATCGCATGGCGCGAGCTGGTAGCTTCTATGCGAAGTTATTCAGCTCACCGCTTTCGTGCAGTAGCTTATCGTTGTACCATTGGTACCACCGATACATTCAGGGCTTCCCGGAGTGGGCGAATGCGGAGATCATCCGCACCGAACACTTTGGGTCGCCCCATGTCGGTGTCAACAGTCGGCTTAGCTTCGTTCTGAAGAACGCAACGATCTCACGGTCAATCTGCACCGAACCAACACTGAATACATTCTTTCAGCTAGGTTTCGGTAAGATACTTGAAGGGCGGTTAAAGAGGCGATTTGGCATCGACCTCCGCAACCAACAATTCAAGAACCGTGCGCTCGCCAGGGCTGGTTCGATTACGGATCAATTGGTAACAATTGATCTTTCATCGGCTAGTGATAGCATTTCCCTACGGATGCTTCGACACTTCCTGCCTGCCTCATTCATGTGGCAGCTTGAGAAGTACCGGACACCTAAAACGGAGATTGCTGGCCTTGGCACAGTCGAGTTGAACATGGTCTCTACAATGGGTAACGGTTTTACGTTCCCGTTGCAAACTATGCTATTCGCGGCTGTGGTCGAGACATGCCTCCGCTTCCGGGATATCCATCCTCGAAGTGAGCATGCGTCTGATCTCTGGGGAGTCTTTGGTGATGACATAGCATGTCCGCGGAGTATATCCGCGGATGTCATCTACCTTTTAGGCTTACTCGGATTCAAGACTAATCTCGATAAGACCTTCGTAGAAGGTCCGTTCAGAGAGTCCTGCGGTGCTGACTTCTTTAACGGAGTCAACATTCGAGGCGTCTACGTGAAAACGTTAGATTCCGAACAGGCTCTATACTCTGTCCTAAACCAGCTTACCCGGTTCTCTGCAAGAACTGGTGTCTGTCTGACGGATACATGTAGGCAGATCCTCCGTTGGATTCGGAGGCCCCTATATGTCCCCCCGTCAGAAGACGACTCCGCTGGGCTCCATGTACCGTACAGTCTCGTGACTCCTAGATGGGTAGACAAGAAACAACATCTTATGTCTTATAAGTGTTGGTCTGCCCGATCTATCGGCTACGAGATCTGCGACGGCTACATCAAGAAGCCCTTCGGGTCTAAGCCGTTGATCTACAACCCTAGCGGGTTGTTGATCAGCTTAGTCCAGGGATCAGTTAGGCATTCCACCCTCCCGGTCCGGTCGGACCGTGTGAACTGGGTGCCGAAGCGGCGTGTGATCTCTCACTGGGATCGCGCGTTCGAGGGGTCGAGCCAGGCTGCAGAAATGCAGGACTGGCTTGATCAAGACGTTGTACAGGCCTATTCCGAC